ATGACTACAAAATGTAATCCAGTATCGCCTGGCCAGTTAAGGGGCCACCAGTTTGAAGCTCTGGGCCATAAGCCAAAAGCTAATCCTATCGGGAAAGCACTTGCGTACGAAGGCAAGCGTTTGGTTGAACGTAACAACCCTCGAAAGGTGGACAGTGTATTGTCGCAATCATTGTCTGCAAGTTTTGATCTAGTTAAGGATCATTATTTGACCTGCGGAATTGCCTCTCTTGAAGAGATTGAGGCTGAAAGACCTGCGACTTTGGATCATTGGACCCTCCTCTGTGCTAAGATTACTTCGGTTTATCCGAAGAAAAATGCCTATCTTGTTCTTTTCAAGTACAAGTTAGCAGCGTTCTTTGCAGCATGGATGGGTTTCACGATTCAAAAGAGTCCTGTTGATTTCATTGACGATCCTCGCGTTTTAATCGGAGGAAGGCCTCGTACGTTATTACGACGTATGGTGTTTTCTAGATTTAAGAGTAATAGGGTCGTTGATTTGAAAGGTAGACAACCGGGACCTGCCCAGAGGAGGTTACTTCAGTTTTTTGTCGGTGTTAATACCGGTCTGAAGAAGGGACTTCCTCGTCCTCAAAAGAAGGACGTCGAGCTTGGCGAGTTAGAGACTATTGAAAAAGTATTTCTCAAGCCAGCTCCGGTGACTGTCTTTCCACAATTATTTATTGATACCATTTTCGCATCTCCGTGGTCCCACCTTGAGTATTTCCCTGAATGGGACGGGTGGTCTGATCATATAGAGCAGGAGGTAAGAATGGACACTAGTCAAGAGAGTTTCAAATTTCAGCTGAAACGTACCGTTGACGAGTTCTTTGATGGGTCTAATTTTGGGTTTGATAACCTGAGACGACCCTTTGTGCCATCAATCAGAGCTAACTACCAACAGCGTCGAAGAGACGGTGGAGGAGTGGCGAGCTATCTGAAAGTGGGACGAAGACTCGATGGAACGGATTTCGTTAAGCCTAGTGTGCGAATAGTTCGTGGTAGAAGATGGGATGATGACGCTAGGAATAGTCCTGTCGACTTTCAATGGGTCGATGAAGATATTTTGGAATATGATACGGAAAATTCCGATTTGTCTTGGCGTCTCAAGATCATAAAGTGTTTACCCCGGGCACTAGAACAAGTGCCGCTCGTAGAGGTGGTTGGTCTGGCCGAACCTTTAAAAGTTCGGACGATTACTAAAGAACCTGATTTATTAATGTTTGTTCTGAGACCTCTTCAGTCCTTTCTTTGGACGAGACTTGCAAAGTTTCGTTGGTTCCGTTTGTTAAAGGAACCAAAGGTCACTGAATTGATTTTGACTCAGACTTTCGGCCACCTTGCCGATCAGGTTACGAGCAATTATGCATTTTTGAGTGGAGACTATACTGCGGCCACGGACAATTTATGTTCGTGGGTCTCCAATACGATTGCAAATCGTATAGCGGATGTTTGTTTCTTTAAGGAACGCGAGGGACCCCTGGATTACTTGGGAGATTTGTCGCTTGCTTATCGGGAGTTATTCTTGCGTGCT